AATCGAAGACGCCTGATAACATCCACTCTCGATGCTCTGCATCGATATATGGGAATGCGTCTTGGATATGTGCTCCTTGATGATAATTGAACAGATCCTGACCCTTGAGAGAAACAGATACTGCTGTACCTGTGTAAATATCTTTACCTGCAAAGGTATAGATATGCTCAGGTGTGTATGTTTCTACACAAGGGCATGATAAGAAATGTGCCATATTAACTCCGAGTTATTAGAAATAGAGGAGAGCCAGATGATTAATCTAACTCTCCAAAGTAGTTTATAGAATCCATGTTACTAACTGCACAGTGATACTTGAACTATCCGTATTTAATTGGTACTGATTTAGTCAGTATCTCCAAACCTTCAACTAAATCTGGACGATATTCTCTTATTAGAAACTCTTCCATAGGATCATTAGCAATATTTGTATTGCGTACAGATACATTTGATTTAAATAGTTTAAGTAACGATTTAAGTTT